TACTGCCATCGTCATTTGTGACAGAGACGCAATCTTCACCCATTGTGTTTTTATATTCGATAATTTCCATATTACAACTCCGCACTAACATCGAAAGAACCTGAATCAAGCGTAACGCTACCTACACGCCCAGCCGTATCGGCTGCGCTGGTTATGTCAAGTTCTAGTACTTTTACTGTTGCACTATTAAATGCAACTGCACTTGATGCACGACCTGAACCAGCGACATAAATAGTAAATGCGGCGCTATTTGGTGTTATTCCAGTTGGAGCAATTCGCATTTGAACAGGAAGCGCGATAGGAACTAAAACTCTGGTAGTACTAAAGTAATTACCTAAAGCAATAGCACCACTTGTAAATCTGTTAAAATACCTCTGGCACATCGCCAATTCGCCTTGAATACTGCCGCCGCTTGCAGTCTGAAAGGGGGTTGCCTTTGACCCGTATTCAACTTGAACTCCCCAAAATTGAATTGTCGCAGTTTGAATTCCTAACGAACCAGTTCTGGAATTCCAATCTGTACCTGCAGATGTCCATAATTGAAGAGCAATATAACTACTTGTACCAATAGTTTTACCAGAAACGGATGGAATAGCGATTGTTACAGAATATCTAGCCCACGATGTAGTTAAAGTGACTTGTCCTCCATAACTATTAACAGTAGCACTCCCACCGCTTCCAAAATTTTGCTGCAACTCAATAGCAACTTTTGGAGTTCCCGATGTCGCTTTAGCCCAAAATGATACTGTTGCAGTTTGTCCTGCAAAAGTACGAACATCTTCTATTCTTTGTGGAAGAATCGTATAAACACCAGCCCCTGTTTGCCCTGTTGTCGCTACTTGTGCAAAATTGATTGCTTCGTATCCAGCAACGGGGGCACTACCCGCTGTAAATGTTTGCGGAGTGTATGTTGAACCGCCGTTTGTTGCCAAAAACCATCTGTCAAAGCCATAAACACCTTCTGTAGTAACGCTTGTGAAGTTTCTTTGATTGATTCTAAAATCACCATTGATAATTTTATTCTTACCAGCTTGACCAAAACCCACGTTCCAAACAGAGGTATCGATGGCATCGCCCAGCGTGCGCATTGCCTGTGCGCCATCTTTTACGAGTGAACTGTTATCAGGTTCGCTCCAGTTATAATTCGGACTAAGTGCCATGTGATTATCCTAACTTATCGTGTGTAAATAAAGACGACCGCACCACTTGCTGTCGCACCAGTTCCACCGTTACCGCTTCCAAAAGTTGTTTGGAAGGCACCGCCACCACCGCCACCGCCACCGTTGCCAGTTCCACTTGTAGCAGCTGCATTATCACCAGCAAGGTCGCCATCTTGTAAAGCGCTTCCACCATTACCAGCACCAGTTCCGCCAATACCACCAGTTGCAAATGAAGTCGCGTTTGCCTTAGCACCGCCACCACCGCCACCGCCACCGTTGCCTGATGAAAATGTCGTTGGCAAACCAATGCCAGTTGGCAGACTTAAAACCGTTCCAGTGCCAAAACTTGTTCCAGGGTTGCCGTCGCCATTTGTTGTCCTTTGTGCGCCGCCATTGCCACCTGGGGAACCTGCCTGGCTGGTGTAAAAATCAACGGCTGGGTCAATGGAAAACAACCCACCGCCTGCCCCACCTGTAACACCTGAACCATTTGCGCCTGAACTGACTGAAATCAATGACCCAAAACTCACGCGCTTAGTTCCTGCAAAATCAAGTCCGACAGTAAAAGTCTGACCAGGCGTGACGTCATAATTCCAAAACGCAGCAGCACCCGCACCACCGCCACCGCCGCCACCTGCACCGCCTTGACCACCTGAATTGGAACCGACTTCACCGTTTCCGCCGTAAGCCTTAGCCAAAACGCAAATTTGATTGACTCCCGCTGGGACTGTGTAGGTTGTGTTGCCCGCGTTAGTGATTGTCTGCCCCAGGGTGTAATTGCCATATACCAACGGCAAACTGTAATTGACTTCCGAAATGTTCAGCGAGATTGAAAGTTGGTTGTAACTGGCACGAAATGACCAGCCCTCGACGAAACCTTGAAAAGTTGTTCCCATGTTGGTCGGAAGATCAGAAATTGAAACGGGCATGCCCATGAAACTATTTAGCAAACTGTCGCGGTCTGAATCGTCAAGTTCAGGGTTGGTCAAGTCGTAGGTAATTTCATTAAAAATTGGTTGGGGGTCTTTACGCAGTGAAAGGTAGAAGTTCGCCTGTGCTGAAGCGTCACTTGAATCGTGCAAGGTTGTCGAAATGATTTGGGAAAGCGCGCCATAGGTTGAGATCGAAGTTGCGTCGAACGCGTTGACTTCGGCGCTGCTGGTTGCGTTGTATTTAATTGTGACGTTGTTTCTAACGTCGCCTGCACGGGTTTCAGTACGCAAACCAGCTGCGCGGGCATGAATGGCACTTAATTCAACAAAACCGTTGGTGTTTAAATAGTCGCTGCGGTGTGTCGAATCAGCGTACGAAATTGCACCGTATGCGTCTTCGTAAATGTACCCAAGCCCTGAAGTCGCCAATGCCGAAACCAGCGAATAGACGTCAGTTGTTTGACTTGAACGTGCTGCCAACTCGTAATTGCCTGGACGATCAATTTCGCCCAACCCACTGTTTTCTGCGTTTTCCCATGTGATCGTTGGGTCGTAAGCAGCCCACGTCAATGCTGGTGCGACTTCAATCCAATTGTTGACCAGTAAATCTTCAAGAATCGTAAAAATCTGATCGCCGTCAAAATCTTTGGAAAGCACACCTTCGGTCAATGCCTTTGGCAAACGTGCCAACGCGCCCAACGCGGTAATCGTGTAGGTCTGCGTGAACATGGTCGAACCCACGTCTTGAACCTGCAATGCAATGTCAACCACGTTGCCACCAAAAATGGGAATAAATGTGCCTGACGTGTCTTGAATTTCAATCGTAATTCCTGAATTGATTGCAACGGGAATGGTTGATTGGTCAAGGTCAATCAACTCAATGTTGACGTAGCCCGCCTGCGCCTGCTGATAAATGTTTGTGCGACCCGTGCGAATAACAAGATTTGCCAAAATGGCGTCGGTGTAGTCAACGCCGTCAATTGATACGTTCCAAACTGGATTCCAATGGGTCATGCTAGTTGCAAGTTACCCGCGCCACCTGTGCCGCGATAGTAGGAATTGTTCAGGGTTTCAACAATTGTGCGCGCCGTTCCTTCTTTGTCGATTGCACCCGAAACGTTTACGTTGATCGTTGTGCCTGACGCCGCCATGATTCCCGCCAATGTATTTGTGTTGACACCTGAACCGCCTGAAGCACCCAAACCGCTTGACGCAACTGCGGTCGCCGCTGCAACGCTTGCAGCCTTAGCAACGCCGCCCCCGCCCCCGCCACTGCTACCGCTTGAACCACCTGACGAAGTTGGCGACGGAATTGTTGGAACCTTTGGAACTGTTGGTGTTGTTGGCAATGTTGGTGTGGGAATTGACGGCACGCTTGGTGTTGAGATTGTGCTTACGTTTGGCAAAAATGGAATCGAATTGTAGGCACGAATTAAAGCGTTGATACCTGCAACCGCGCCCGAAATCAAATTGTTCAAAACACCAACGACGCCTGCAATGACAGTAATCACACCACTTGCAATTTTGCCTGCGACCTGTAAAGCCCCACCAAGTACCGTGCCAATAACTGGTGCAAGATAAGTCGCAATGTAACTTCCAAATTGTTTGAATTCGTCAAGGTTGTCACCAATAGCGTTTTTAATGTATCCAAATGCCTTTAGCAAACCATTAAGAATTGGCGTGAAAGTGTTCACAATGATGTTGCCCAATGTCGTGATGACCCCGCCAAGCCCGTTGCCGTTTAGGCTGAATGCGCCTGAAAATGCGTTGATGATTGGCAATGCGTTTTGATTGATGAAGTTGATCATCTTTTCAAGGATAGGCAATAAAGCAAAACCAATTGTTTCTTTTGCTTCGTCGAACGCAACTTGCATGCGTGCAATACGTCCCGCGTATGTGTCCGCGTTTTTAGCCGCTGCACCGCCAAACAATGTTGTGAGTTTGTCTTGAACATCAGTGAATGACATTGTTTTCAATTCAGCAGCTGAAAGCCCAATGCCCAGTTTGCCCAGGGAAGCGGTGTTGCCGTCGTAGGCTTTACCCAATGCGTTCGCCACTGTTTCAAGCGGCTTGCCCGTTGCCGTTGCAATGTCCAGGGCGGTTGTCAATAAATCTTGCGCCTTTGTGATGTCTCCCGTTGATCTAACCAGGCGTCCTAGTGCTGGGCGCAGTTGATCGTCAGCCACACCAGTTGCCAATGACATTTGCAGAATTGAATCTTCGGTTGCCGCAATTTGCGCCTTTGTAGCCCCTGTGGCGTTTTCTAAGGCCAGGGCTAACTGTGTCTGTGCTTTTTCATCTTCAATGGCGGCTTTTACGCCTTCAATGCCGATCTTGACGGCATAAGCACCAGCAGCAGCGGCGGCAGCAACGAACGCTGCGCCAATCATTTTGCCAGTCTTGGCAATCTTGTCGCCAAATGTGTCAACGTCTTTTGTTGCGGTTTTCAGCGATTTGTTGAGATTGTCAACGTCGCCAAGAATCGAAAGTTTAAGGGTACGACTGCCAGCCATTAATTGTACTCCTTAACGATCTTTGAAAACGATTCTTCCCAGCGTTTGATGATTTCAGGTTGTGCGCTTCTAAGTGTCGGGTAGATAAACCAACCGCGTGACCCTCGACCTTCTCGACCTGACCACACTGGAAATTGCTTATACTTATTTGAACCGAATTCAACGCCGCCCCAAATTTGTTGGGTTGTTGCCCCACCGCTTAATTTCTGCCCAGCAAAACCAAATGAAATTTCACCGATCTTTGATGACTTAGAAACCTTTGAACCGTCGGCGACGCGATTGTCAACCAGGTTGCGGGTACGACTTGACGCCGTTGCCTTGATTTTGCCCTGAACGTAAGTTGCTAACTCGCTGGTCGCTTGTTTGGCTTGCGTCAATGCTTCTTCGTCCATTGCTTTGAATGATCGAACAATGGCGCGCAATTCGGCTTTGTCATAGGAAATTGCTTCCTTAGCCATTTGCCCGCCTTTCTAAGATTTCGATAACCGTCAGAATGTCCTCGGCTGATTCAAACTCGCTGGGCGGTAGCCCCGTTGCCAGGGCTACTTCCCACACGATTCGACTTAGGCTTCCGACTCTATGACTTTTGGGTTTGCTTCACCGACGATCACTTCGGAAATTGTCTCCGTCCACACTTCGATTGGCTTGACTGGCTTACCAGCTGCTTCTCGCTTCATGGCGTGATAGGCAAGAAAGACAAGATCAGAAATTCCGATTTTCTCTTGTGCCTGGGAGATTGTGTTTCCCGTGTGCTTTTCCCATTTGACCCACTCTGGCGGTGCAGCCGTGTAGGTAATTTGGTTTCCGTCGTTGTATTCAATTGTGATTGGCAGTTTCATTTTTTCTCCCGATTAGTTGTTTTTAACTGAATGTTTCGGTTGGTGTTCCAACCACTACGAATGATAGATCAACGGTTTGCGCATCAGGTGCTGAACCGCCGACCGCTGGAAATACTGGCATGACGTTGAATGCAAAAACTGCGCCTGTTGCAGCAGTAAGTGATGCAGCCAATGTTGTGTTTGGTGCAGTTTCACAAGCAGTCCATAGCGCCTCGCATAGTGAACCACTTGCGCCCCAGTCTGCAAGCATAGAAACGTCGAATGACCACTGGTCATCAATGTGCTTGTAAGCCTTGCCGTCAAGTGTTTGGTATGTCTCGACTGTTGGTGAGTTCGCAAGCACCGCACTGGTCGCCTGTGCGTCGTAGTTAACGGTCGCGATCGTCAACACTAAATCGCGACCCGTGATGATCGTTGTTGGCACGTTATCTCCTTTTATGTTGTTTGTGTGTAGTACGTTGAAACGTTTATGTCAGCAACCAGCATTGGCGATTGTCCTACTTCCAACACTGTCGGCTTTTCAATGACGCCAACAACGTATCCCGCGGGCATTGCCGCAAGAATTCCCATGATGAGTTTTTCCAGGTTGTCCAGTGAACCCGCATTGCTATTGGAAGCAACAACGGCAGTAATTGCAAAATTAAGTTTGACCTGTGTCTTAGCCTTACCGATTAACACAACTTCCATATAGGGCGAATCAGGGACAACCACGATTGCAGGTGGAATTGGTGCTTCGGGAACGCTGGGATAAACGTTTGCAGATAGCGCGCCGAACGCATTTGCTAGGGCTGCACGGGTTTCCGAAATGGCATTGGCTGGCATTATTGGACAACCGTCTCAACGTCCAGGAATGGCATTAGCAAGGTTGACACGCGGTTGGTTAGGCTGCGACCCATTCGATAGGGCGTTGAAGCAAAATCTACGCCTTCGATTTGTCCGCCTGCGGCAACGCGCGATTGGAAAACTTCAACGCTAACTGCCAAAACTGCTGATTCGATTGGCGCACTGTTGGCGTATAGATCAGCTGCGGAATACCCTGAAAGTGTTGCACTGCCCATTGGAATGATCTCGCGCAATGTCACGTCGGCATTTGTGCGGGCTGCGGTGAAACTGTATTCCTTAACGTCCACGACGGTGACGGTTGCTGAAAACGGTGAAGGTAAACCAGCGACAATGACTGATTGTCCTGCCACAAAATGATGTGCGCGTTGCGTGTAATACGTCGCGACGTTTGATTCAAGTTTGTACGCGTTGACTGCTGAAGTGTTTGCAACCAGCATTGGCAAAATTACGGCTTCAGCGGTGTTGATGATTTCGTCAAGATAACTGTCAGAATAAAGGGAAACGGACACGCCAAGCACCGTACGCAATTGACTCGCAGTGACAATGGCTGGCATGTCCGTTCCTTTCGATCGGCTGCGGTGAGATCGGGAGAACCCACCGCATGATTAGTTGGGGTTAGTTATCAGG